AAATTGTGGTGATGGTCTATTTAACAAGTCTATTAATGGGTGATTATCTAATTCTATATCACCATCAAATACTTTAAATGGTACTGATGATGCTCCTTGAGCTATCTCATTGACACAACGAAATACAACTGCATTCTGTAAATAACCTTCTTTAGCAAAATCCTCATACTTATCTTTACTTGTGTAAGCACCAGAAACATTATTGTACATAACCACTGGCGATTGTTTTGTTTGAATTTTTTGTGGCTGTGGAACAAATACATTTTTTACTCTATCAAATATGCTCATTAACTGACTCTCCAATATATGTTACCAGAACTTGTCATTAGTTCTGTCAATGCCCAAACTAAGGCATCTAATCTATCTGGTGAGTTGCTACCCCCAGCATAAGTACATAGCTGGTCTTCTAATGAAGCCAAAGAGCCAACATGACTTACCCTTCCTTGTTCATATAAAGCCACTATCGGTTCTGCCCTAACAAGTTTACCCCTTGATGCTTGGACTTTTTTATAAGCTATCTTATCATCTATAGTTCTTAACAGCTTTTCTACTAAATCACCACCATTATTTGTTTCTGCAACAATTCTATCTGCATTATGTAAGTAATATAAGTCTATCGCCTTTTTAAGCCACTTGTCTGGTGATGTTTTGATTGTTCCGTCTTCTAATACATAAAACCTTTTATCTATCCCTCTACCAGCTACAATGATGCCTGTCTCATCACTATTGTCTGATGATGTTACTGCTGGGTCTAATGCAACAACAATTCTAGCCATTTC